TGAAGTTGCAAAGACTGTGTGGGATAAAGGAACAGATGGATATGTGTTTAAAAAAGCACATGCAATTGCTTATGCTAATCTAGTTGTAGTTCACATGAATTTATTGGGGGAGTCTCTTGACCAGAGTAATACTGCGGCGCTTGGATCTGCGTTTACTTAATTCAGCCATGCTACATACAGGGCCGTGAACTACTACTAGGCTCTTATTGTTAAAGGTGCGTATATAGGGCTTAAAAATAGCCCAATCTTCCTTTAAAAATAAATTTATAGGAATAAGTCGGTTGCTTTCCCACCACCAAATTTCCCCCAATTCTAAAAATTTCTCTTTAGTTCCTGGGTCAATTATTGATCCATAGTCATATATTGTAGTGACCATTTCATCACGATTTTGCACTATCCCAACATAATCTTGGTTGGCATATGAACATATTGTTATGAACGGGTGATTTTCGCTTAAGCGTTTAAAGAATTCGTTGTGAATCATTGTAATATCAATAGATTTATTTAGTATTGGGTGAACCAAAGTTAATAAAAGAAAATCCCGTAGACTAAATATAGTATTAGGAGCCTACATTTGTGTATTCAACATCAGTATTTTATTACTTTCAGCGCAATATTGTCGTGCTATTGTCAGGCTATTCACCAAGGAAATATATGCCAGTCTACGCAAAACCATTAACATTGCATAAAGGAGTTGACAACCAACTTCAATTCCAATTCCTTAATCAGGAACAAAAACCCGTTGATATTACTGGAAAGAGTATTACCTGTAGAATCCTTAACTACGAAGGTAACCAACTCCTTATTCAAAAAGCATTGACTCTACAATTTCCTGCAACTGGTATATGTGCGCTTTTCTTAGGTCCAGCAGACTTAGAAAACATTGAAGCACAAAAATGTTACTACTCTTTAGAAATTCCTGTAAATGAATTTGATTATCCTGTATTTGTAGATCAAAATGCAGGTGCCCGAGGGGTAATGAATATCGTTAATAGTGTGTTACCTAACTTTGTAGCTTCATATGAATTAAGCATTCCAAGTGGTCAACAGTTTCCTAACATTAGTAACTCAAGTGGTGATCTAACTTATTATTCTAGTGTGCTTTCTACTAATGATAATCCTGTGTTGACCATTCAAACTAAATATGCAGAGTTTTATGGTAATACTGTAATTCAAGGTTCAGCAATTGTTGATGGTGACTGGTATCCTATTATAACAACTGACACTGTTTCTAATACAACAGACACACTTGGATATGTTATCCAAGGATATCATCCATATATACGAATGGAATTCAACAGTAACTCGGGTGCAGTCACAAACATATTAACCAGGTAAATCACCACAACCGTTGATTTACTGTTTACAAATGTGTTATACTGACTAGATGTTTGATATACTATCAATACTTCCGGGGAAAAAGAAACTAACAAGTTCAGGTTGGACTAGCTTTAACGCAGTTTGTTGCAACCACTTTGGTCATAAACCTGATCGTAGAATGCGCGGCGGTGTAAAACTGGATGGTCATAATTGGTCCATGCATTGTTTTAATTGTGGGTTTAAATGCAATTTTGTATTGGGCAGAAGCATTACAGCAAAAACACGTAATCTATTAAGCTGGTGCGGAGTTGATAATGAACAAATTCAACGATGGAGTTTAGAAAGTTTACAACACAAGGACTTGTTAGATTTTACACAGGTTAAAAAAGAACGTGTAAAAATAAAGTTTAACGACCATGTATTACCTGAAGGTGAGCTAGTTGATAGAAACAATCCAGCACATAAATCATACGTAGATTATTTAACAAAACGAAAGATAGATACAAATGATTATCCGTTTTTAATTACCCCAAATGAATTTGGTAGAATGTCAAACAGAGTCATCATACCTTATACATACAAGAATAAAATAGTTGGGCATACAAGTAGATTCTTAGATAACAAAATACCAAAATATATCAATGAACAACAACAAGGTTATGTTTTTAATTTGGATGCACAGAAACCTGAATGGATTGTTTGCATCGTAACTGAAGGTATATTTGATGCATTGAGTATTGATGGTGTAGCAGTCATGCACGATGAAATCAGTAATGACCAGGCACAACTACTAAGCACATTAAACAAACAAATCATTGTTGTTCCGGATCGTGACAAGACTGGTTTAAAAATGTGTGATAGAGCGTTAGAATTAGGATATCAAGTTAGTTTACCTGAATGGGATGCTGACATAAAAGATGTGAATGATGCAGTAGTTAAATATGGAAAATTGCCTACCCTACTAAGTATACTTCACAGTGCAACAAATAGTAAAATTAAAATAGAAATGCAGAGGAAAAAAATTGCTAAAGGATTATAATACTGAGGTTCAAAAACTCTTTTTGCGTATGATGATTACAAACGCAGAATTATACACACGGGTAATGAACATAATGAACCCAGAAAACTTTGACAAGTCATTACGACCTGTAGCAGAGTTTATGAAAGAATATAGTGAGAAGTATAGTCTATTGCCGGACATAACTCAAATCAACGCAACCACAGGTATCCAACTTGATGAAATCGAAGATTTTGGTGACAAACATACTGAATGGTTTCTTGCAGAGTTTGAATCATTTACTAAACGACAAGAACTAGAACGTGCAATTCTCAAATCAGCCGATATGTTAGAGAAGGGTGACTTTGGTCCTGTTGAGAAATTGATTAAAGATGCAGTACAGATTAGTTTACAACGAGACATGGGTACAGATTATTTTGCTGATCCTAAAGCACGTATTAACAAGTATTTTAATTCAGGCGGGCAAGTATCAACGGGCTGGCCACAACTTGATAAATTATTATATGGTGGATTCAGTCGAGGTGAATTAAATATCTTTGCTGGTGGTAGTGGTTCAGGTAAATCGTTAGTTATGATGAACATTGCATTAAACTGGTTACAACAAGGACTTAGTGGTGTTTACATTAGTTTAGAATTGAGTGAAGAATTAACTTCACTTAGAACCGATGCGATGTTGACTATGATGAGTACCAGAGATATTCGCAAGGATATTGACAATACTGAACTTAAAGTAAAGATGGCAGGTAAAAAATCAGGACAATATCGTGTTAAGGGTTTGCCTGCACAAAGTAACGTCAATGATATTCGTAGTTATTTGAAAGAAGTACAAATTCAAACTGGTATCAAAGTTGACTTTGTAATGATTGATTATTTGGATCTAGTTATGCCGGTAAGTGTCAAAGTCAATCCCAACGATCAGTTTATCAAAGACAAATATGTTAGTGAAGAATTGCGTAACTTAGCAAAAGAGTTGGGAATTCTCATGGTAACTGCAAGTCAGTTGAATCGTAGTGCAGTTGAAGAAATTGAGTTTGATCATAGTCATATTGCAGGTGGTATCAGTAAGATTAACACAGCAGATAACGTGTTTGGTATCTTTACAAGTCGCAGTATGCGTGAACGTGGCCAATATCAAATTCAATGTATGAAAAGTCGTAGTTCTACTGGAGTAGGGCAAAAGATTGATTTAGAATACAATATTGAAACTATGCGAATAACAGATACTGATCCAGATGGATATGCAGAACAACAATCAAAATTTAGACCTAGTCCTAGCCCAAGTGATATTATGTCTAGGTTAAAACCACAGTCTACTTTAGCATCTACAGATACCATAATTAATCAAGCTACAGGGGAAATCTTAGAACCTGATAACAAACGAACAATAGCTGATGTTCAGGGATCAAAACTTAAAACATTATTAAATTCATTAAAAAAGTAAAGATATCTTAAAATATATTTAAACCCAATTTTGATAAATACTATTAGGATAATCATATGCAAAAACAAACCCGCTCCCTTTTGCAGGAACTAGAAGCACTTGGAAATAATCGTGATACTTCCCACGTTATTGAAAACCGTGCCCACAATATTATTGTTAGTGCAATTCATTTAATTGAAATGATTAATCGTCATTATCCTGAAGAAAAAGCCCAACTTTTGGAAAAGAAACTTTTAAGTGCTATCAAAAGCAAAGATCAAACAAGATTTGCAAAATCTTTAAGGAAAAATCGTGAAACTGAATGAATTTAAACAATTGAATGAATTAGACTTAGCCCAAGCGTTTGGTGACTATGGTGCAGCCGCACTTCAACAAACCGGTAACAGATTGAATCCATTTAATAAAACTGGTTCTGACCAATTATCTGTTCAGGATAAAATGGCTAAAAACATATTCATTAGTAAAATGATCGGTAGAGCAAGTGCTGATTTAGACAGTGCTATTAAAGGAGGATTAGTAGACCCTAATATAAAGGGTGGACAACCCACTGCAACACCTGTACAACCAACTACACCAACTACTGCACAACAAGCTCCTGCAGGAGAAACTCCTGAGCAAAAACGTATAAGATTACAAAAGGCTGCACAACAAAGTATAGATAAAACAGCAAATCCTGTCAGTAAACTACCAGCTAATCAACCAGCCGTACAAGCGGCAAATATCAGACAAAATAAACAACAAGTAGCAGGGACAACTGCCCAAGCACAAATGGCTCCGTTTACTAAACTACCAGCTAATCAACCAGCAGTGCAAGCAAATAACATCAGACAAAATAAACAACAGGTAGCAGGGACAACTGCTCAAGCACAAATGGCTCCGGTTAGCAAATTACCTGCCGATCAAACTGCAATTCAGGCTGCTAATATTAGAAAACAAAAACAGCAGGCTGCTCAAGCAAATCTATTTAAAGAATCAACCTATTCTAAATTAGACTATATTTTAGAAAGTGTTATTAATATTAATGAAGCAGTAGCCTCTAAACAATCAATAAGTGATTTCATTCAACGATTCTTTAAAAAATATTTACAGATTCAAACCATACCTTCTCAGGTACAATCACAAGTAACAACTCTTGCAAATGAAATAGAAAGTACTTATCCAAGAAATAAAGACGCATTAACTAAATTAGCAAATTTAGGATATGCTTTTTCATACAGCAACCAAGATACTGCAACAGATACAGCAGATGCCGGTGTAACAAAACCTGCAACTAATTCGTTTTCGGCAGGCATACAACAAGGTTTAGGTAAACCCACAACTGCATCGGCAACCGCAGTCCCGACTATACCAGGAACAACAACTCCGAGTACTAATGCATCTGCACCAACTTCTCAACCAACTAATACTACACCCGAACCAACTGCTGAACCAAATACTACTGCACCTGCGACTCCTAATCAAACAACTACTGTTACTCCCTATAAACAAGCAATAGGATTACTAGGTAAATTAGATAAAAAAGGCAAGCAAAGAATATTATCTTATATTGAAAAACAATTAGGAACCTCTAATGCAGCCGTACCGACAACTACAGGTTCTGATCCAGGTGCAAATGCTTTTGCACAAATGGGGAAACAGATAACACAACCCGGGGCAACAGCTACCAGTACACAAAATCAAAATCAAGCTACTAAATCTAGCACAGGCGGAAAGATTCAACAAACTGGATTAGGTACAGTACATACAAAGAGTAGAGACAATCAAAATATAAAACGTAGAAATAGAGTTAAGCCTAATACAGATTCAACTAATACGGACCAGACTATAGCTAATCGTCAACAGAAATTAGCAACACGTAAGCAGAAAGATACAGTGTAAAAAGTGCAACTATATTACAAAAAATCCAGGATTTTAATAACCAAATCCTGGATTTTTTTGTATTAGGAATAAATAATAGTATGAATCAGTAGGATTCAAAACATTTAAAGGAATTTCCAAATGGCACAATTTACAAAATCAAACGGTGACTTACTACCAGTATTAAACTTAGACTACCCAGCATACACAAACACTGGTGCAAACGCAGTTTCTACAGCTAATACAGTACAACCACAAGGTCCAAAGCTAGACTTCTTCACAATTACAGCGGCATCTAGCGGTGCATTGACAGGTACACAAGTTAATTTAATCATACAAGCTACACAACAATTAGCTACAGTTTACATCTATGAATTCACAACTGCAGGTCCTGACACATTAGCAATGGCTGTTTATCCAACAGGCGCATGGACAACTGCTACATTACAAACAGCAACACGTGCGGCATTGACAGCCGGTGGTGCAGCCAACACAGTAGTTGCTTCAGCTACAGCTACATTCACAGGTTAATCTTTAACTTGAATAAAAAAGCCGAGAAATTCTCGGCTTTTTTTACCTCTATTAAATAGTACTATGCATATTATTACTTGTTACACTCTTTTTGACATTACAGTAACTAATGTACCTAATCGTCAACGTCCTGATATTGACAAGGATCCGCAGGAATGGTATCATAAACGTAATACTCAAAGTAATTTTGATACTATTCAACAAGTAATATCCTTGCGTAGTCAGCCTGAAATAATTCGTAAACCTAGTAAAATAGAAATTCGTTTTGATAAGTTTACTGATTTTGGATTTCTTTTTGAACAGAGAGAAGATGAAACATACCCTTGTTGGTCATTTGATTTTACGGTGCAACACCCTAGTGTGTTCTATGATGGGATACACGACTTAGGATCATTATATCGTGATTGTGAAAGAGTCCCCATGATTAAATGTCATACAATGTGGGATAAACTTGACACTACATTAGATAGTAGTGATGAACTAAGAAATATATTTTTTAAAACACTGAACCATGATTAATGAAAAACTATTCCAAAAGATAGAAAAGACCATACACAAAGATGAACTTAAACATCTACAGGATTTGTCCATCTTCCAAGATACGACTGGTTCGTATCAATTATTCAATAAATACACTATTACAAAAACAAACGGATCATATGAAGTAGGTTTTTTCACTTCATCTAATACAATGCTTTTTTGGGAATTAAAAAACGCTGTTACATGGTGTACATTTGACCGAAGAAATAGAATAATGGATTCAAAAAGAATCGTTGAACTAGACAAAAAAATAGCTAGGCTTGATGCTAATATTAGCGTACATCAAAAGATGGTAAAGAATAGCAAAAATAGTGAAGAAAAATTAATATATCTTGCTAAATTGGGTGAAGAACGGTTGATGCTTAAGAGGTTGACTGATGAATTAAATGACTTTATACTTGATTCAAAGTCATGGCATGCAAAAAGATTTAATATTAAATCCCATTAATAAATTACATTAAAGATAAATACATTATACATTTCTTTGGATAACACTATGAAACTAACCGAACTTGATAACAAAACCCGTCACAATGCGTCTAGAGCATTAAAAGAGCATTACGAACTTCCGTTTGATGTGAACAAGATGTCCATCTCATCAACCCGAACAATGCTTCAAAAAGTACGTGGATTAATGGCTGAATCAAAACAGTCTTCAGATTTTTACAAAAATCAAGCAACTCCTGCACACATGAAACTTGTGTTTATGGAACAAGCCTTAGCAGATCATTTTAATGAATTGCGTTCACGTCCTCAACCACGCATCGTCATAGAAAACGAAGAAGTTGAGAAATCACAAGTTGTATTGGCTGCACAAGATTTAGTTGATAGCATACAAAAAATGCTTGAAGAAGTAGGTCAGATGCAAGTTAAAGAATTGCCTGCACTAGTATCAGGTATCGAATCTGAAATTGGTGTGAACGAAAGTCAAACATACAATGACCAAGTATCACAACAATTAGACCAATTAAGTGCCGCACTAAAAGAAGCGTTCAATGGAATGAAGTCTGCATTGGGTACTGTAACAGGTGACGCTGGCGCACAAGCGTTTGATGCCGGTGCTGAGTTAGGTGCAGAAGCAGGCATGGATGCAGGTTTAGACGCTGGCATGGATGCCGGTGAAGAGTTAGGTTTAGACGCTGGCATGGATGCTGGTGAAGAAGAAATGCCTGAACCAGAAGATGCACCAGTCTCTGGGGTTGGTAGAGCCAAACGCTAATATGTTTTTGTTTGAACTTGATAGTCCTGATCCAGATACTGTCAGGCTTGTTGCTGTTGTCAATCAACTTAAAGATAGTATAGACAAGGGTCAAGAAAAATCTGATTGGACTGAAGAAGAATTTTTATCATATCTTAGTGACTTTGGATTAAATTTATCTATTGATTCATTACATGATATGATAAAAAAACCACCACTCAATAAAGTAATAAGTAATATACAAGCTGGTAATATTGTTTTTGTAGGTCAAGGATCAGGTGTACAACCTAATCAAGATCCACAACAAAGCCAGCAAGTCGTTAAGCAAATGGCACAATCTGCTATGCAGTAAAATGATAAACATTACAAATACAGCATCTCACAAAGTAAAACAAACACTCTCTAAAAGAGGTAAAGGATTAGGAATCAGAATAGCAGTCAAAACGACAGGTTGTTCTGGTTTAGCCTATGTGCTTGAATACGTTGATAGTCCCGATGACCATGATATAAAAATTGATTGTGAAGGTTGCGCCTTATATATTGATCCTAAAAGTTGTGCATATTTACAAGGAATGACTATTGATTATGTCCGTAATGGATTGAATGAGGGATTTGAATTTCGTAACCCTAATGAACGAGATCGCTGTGGATGCGGAGAAAGTTTCAGAGTTTAAATTGAAAATCACACATGTAGTAACAATAGGTTGTAGTTGGACTTATTGTCAAGGATTAGATAATCCTTCAACGCAAGGTTGGCCTGCATTAGTTGCCAAAAAGTTAAATGTTCCGTTAGTTAATCTTGCTGTACCAGGGGCCGGAAATGACTTCATACACAGAGTATCACACGAATACATCTATAGAAATTTACCTACAAATAGTAAACCATTATTTATAATTGCATGGAGCCAATATTGGCGAAGAGAAACATGGCAGAAAAGAAATTATAATGACAGACATTTTAATGACTATGCACCGTTCCATATGCCCGAAGAACATGAAAAACTACACATAGCGTTTGAGAATTTTTTGGTTAACTTCAACTATGAGGATTTTTTTAGAAAAACTTTTCTTTATAAACTATCACTTATGAATCTTTTTAAGGTACTGGACATACCCTACATGATGACAGATTATTCTTATGATACAGAAGAAAAATACGATTTTCTACCTAAGTTAGCACACATGAGTGATTTAATTGACAATAATCCCTATAGAATAGAACACTTTTACAAAATAGCAAGTGATGGCGAGCCTAAATTACCGTGTGGACATGACGGAGAAAAAACTCAGAAAGTAGTTGCAAACTATACGATTAAAGAAATTAATAGATTATTTCCTAATTTAAAAAAAATTGATGGTAATTTTTTTACATTAAATGATTTTTTAAAAACTAGTAAATACCATCAAAAATTCCCAGAATGGTGTAAATTTAAAGTATAATGTAGTATAATTTGTACATGTACAATCCAACCAAATATAAATACGAACCTTTACTTAGAACGACAGTAGATGGATCAAGAAAATACGCTACTCCAGACGGTGAAAAATTGCCTAGTGTTACAACAATATTAGAAGCAACTAAACCTGAAGAAGCCAAAAAAGCACTACAAGAATGGCGTAATCGTGTAGGACATAAAAAAGCACAAGAGATAACTACTGAAGCCGCAGGACGTGGTACACGAATGCATAAGTGGATTGAAGACTATATCAAGACTGGTAAAATAGGAGAACCAGGATCAAATCCATATAGTATTCAAAGTCACACAATGGCTCAGTCTATCATTAATCAAGGATTGATTAACTGTAGTGAATATTGGGGAACAGAGGTTCCGTTATATTTCCCAAAAGTATATGCCGGTACTACAGACTTGTGTGGTATACATGATGGTAGTGAAGCTATCATGGATCATAAACAATCTAACAAGTTAAAGAAACGTGAGTGGATTGAAGATTACTTTTTGCAGTTAACCGCATACGCAAATGCACACAATGAAGTACACGGGACAAACATTCGTAAGGGTGTTATTTTTATGTGTACAGCAGATAATGTCTATCAGGAATTCATTGTAGAGGGTGCAGAATTTGATAAATGGTCAGATAAATGGTTTAAGCGTGTAGAAGAATACTATATGAAATTCCTATAACGATTAGATCGGGTTTGTGATAAATAAGTGTATATCGTGAAGAAATACACTTATGGCCATAGTACAAATCAGTAAAATCCAACAAAGAGCAGGTAACTTAGTTGACCTACCTCAGCTTGATAATGCAGAGTTCGGCTGGGCAACCGATGACAAACGATTGTTTATCGGACGAACAGGAAACACTGTAGAGAATGAAAA